GCCAACCTATTGGAGCAGAAGCTAATGTAGGAAGAGTAATAGCAGTAGTTGCTGTTGGATTAACCATCAGTATAACTCCACTATCTTCTTCAGTCATTGTATAATCTGCAACAACTCTCTTTATTTTCTTAAAATGACCACCAGTTAATGAACTGTTGTCTTCTAAATAACTACTTCTCATTATTAACCTCCTATGCTTTCAACATTGTACAATGCGTGAGCTTCAGGTAAACATACCTCAAGACCAGCTTCGGTAAGAATCATATCTTTTCTTAAGTCCTCATCTGCAGCTTGTACATTTGTTTGAACTTGAGTATCACGATTTACTCCATTACCAACTAAAGGTCTATAATATAGTTTAGACATATCAGCCATAAGCATTAGCCCAGCTGAGTGACCTCTAAATAGAGGTTGTTTAACTAAATATAAATCTCCGTGTACGGTGTTAACTTGCATTATCTTATGACCGAAAGCCCCTTCAGATTTTTCAATATTATATTGAACTTGACTAGACTCTGTTGATTTATCAACAAAGAAGCCATCTCCCATTTTATTGAATAAACTTACTACAGGTAAAGAAGCCATACAAAGTTTTTCACTTGAACCACCTCTTGCTGGGTCGAATATTACTTCCATATCACCAAGTAGTCTGTCATAAGTAAGTTCAGCAGCTGTAAGACTACGAGCATAAGATTTCTTTGCTTCGTAACTTAAGTCTGTACTATTTGCTGCAGCCCAAGAACAGTTCTTGATAATTTGCCCAATAATACCTTCAGTATAATTAATACCATTTTGTCTTGCTTTTTGATTGAACAACATAGCTCTTTCGATGTCTACTTTATGTTCTCTCAATTTGAGTGCAAGTACTCTCTCGAACTCATTTGCATATCCACGCATACGAGTTGCATAAGCTGTATTAGTCACTTCAGCAGCTGTTTTGAAGATTTGAGTATATCCAAATCCATCATCTAAGCTGTTTGACCATACATCAGGTGAGCCAGTACCTTCTGCGAAAGCACTACCAATTACCTGACATCTATCTTCATCTGCAATAGAGTCTCCTCCATTTGAAGATTCAGATACACTAATACATTTAGCTGTAAAGGCAGTATCACTACCTTGGTCTACAGGTTGAGATTCTATTCTTAGAATAGCATTCCCATAACCTACAGCATCATCTTCTCCAGTTGTTCTAACTGCGATAACCATTCCTTTGATTAACCAGTCTACTGAAGCACCTGATGTTTTTGCTGTTTCAACTACTACAGAATAATTACTACCTGCAGCAACAGTTCCAACAGCTCCTTTAACAAAAAATTCTCTACTTGTGTAGTCCACTTTGCTTCTATCTTCTAGGTAACGGAAAATAGAATCATCAGTAGGAAGTTTTGCTGTCTTTGACAAATAGACGAAAAACGGACTTTCTTCAGGTGCTAGTTCAGCAATCCTATCAGAAAAGTTATACAATCGTCTTTGGTCAAGATTAGTTCCAGCATCAGAACCTGTAGCTGTATTTACAGTATTGAACTGACTAGCTTTCATTTGTCCACTTGTAATTGCCATTTATTTCCTCCTTAGCATAATTACTTTTTGATACTTTTTCCAAGAGTATTGTGATTAGAGGCAGACATAATATTATTCCACATACTATCTTCATCAGAAGGTTTAGGTGGTTCTCCACCTTGTATTAAACCAGCTGATTTAGGTTTCTGTTGTGTATTCTTCACATTTTGAATATTATTATTCGCTCTATTATTGCCACTTTTGGCAAGCCATACATTGTGCAAAGTATCAAGAGGAAGTTGTTCCTTTGGAGTTGTAACAAAATTTACAAAATCTCTTGCTTCATCATTAGACAATTTAAACTCATTTTGAGCTCTATATTCAAGATTTTGTACAGCTCTTTCAGCATCGATTTTTGACATATAGTCATTCATTCTGTTGCTAACTGCTGTTTCAATCTCATTTTGTCGTAATTGATAAGAAGGAGAATTTGGGTTTGTATACGCATCCCACGGATTAAATTCCTCTTCAGTTAATTTCACATTTTCTTTTTCCTGTCCTTTACCCCCTGATAAGTGGTTTCTAACAACGTCTACCAGCTCAGGATTTTCCTGAAATAGCTTTGCTACTGGTCTTAATTTGTTTAACTCAGCCTCAGATTTATCATACATAGATTGGAATTTACGAGATTCTTCTTCGTGATTAACCTCGTCAGAACTCAAATCTTCTTGATACTCAGACTCACTCATAACATTATTTTCAGAAGTTTCAGAACCTTCTAAAGTTTCTTCAAATTGATTTTCTAGTGTTTCTTCACTCATATATCCTCCTTAAGATGTACCTTCATCAAAATTAATATCACTATCTGACATTAACTCCGATACATTAGTCTTCACCTTTTCTTGATTTATATTTTTCATTTTCTCAGCATTGATTTTATTTTTAGCATCAGTATTAGTAACAACCTTATTAAGTTCAGATTTAAATTTCTGTACCTCAACACGTTTCTTATCTTGTACTGATTCTCTTTGAGCAGTTTGTAAATCACCACTAAGAATCTTTATTTGGTCTTGTAGTTGTGCTACAATACCTTGTAATCTTTGTACTTCTCCAGTTCTTTGTAATACGCCTTCTTTATCATATATTTCTGTTTTCTTTAATGCTTCTACTTTATCAATTAGTCCTAATTGATATGCTTCTAAATACATTTGATATTCTGCGTGTTTATTTGAAGGCATTGTTGAACCAGAAACAACACGTATATCATATTGTCCTGAAGTTAAATCATTTTCAATCGCTACGATTGATGCAGTTTTATCATCATATAATCTATTATTTACTGCAAATTCTGTAATATCATTATTTGGTTGAACAATTCTAAATTTCTTTTCAAAAGAATAATGTCCTTTAGCAAGTTGATATATTACTTTACCTAATTGCTGTAAAGCCATTTCTATATCTCTTAATTTGCTTGCTCCTCTTCCTTCTCCCATTTGTGCAAGTAACATTGTTCCTCTTACTGTATTAGGAGCATTTTCTTTAAACCCTTGTAGTAATTCAGGAACACCGAAGTTTAAATCAATATATTTTTCACACTGATTAATTAAAGCATAAAATTCTCCTGATAATGCTTGAGGAGATGGAAAATGAGGTTCTCCATAACTTGGGTCGTATTCTATAACTGCATTTGGATTAGCCCAATCTTTTTCTAATTGTTGTAAATTTTCTACACTCCCTTGTGGAACAAGTAATTTAAGACCTGCTGATGTTTGTGCGTGTGATAATGCAAGAGAAAATAATTTGTTTAATAATCTTTGCATATCTTTTACTTTATTTACATCAGATTTTGGATATGGAGTATTAGTCCATATATTTGGAATTGGAATAATAGGGTATGTATCTGTATCTAATATAGTTTCATATAGAAGTACTTGTCCTAAAGAAGTTGTTACTTTAATTCTTGTTTGTGGAATTTCAACAAATTCATAAATTTTATTATTAAATAGTCTTTCATTCTCTTCTGCAAAAAGCGCAAAAGCTTCTGCACTCATAATAGTTTCAGTTCCATTTTTATTATCAGCTACTCTATAAAAAGGAACTCTTACCTTGGAAAATCTTTCTATAATTCTATAACGGTCAGAAATACTAGTTTCCCAATCTTTGTCTTCTACTTCAGCAGGAGTAAATGCATTAACAGAATTTTTCTTTTGTGACTCAGGATAATCGCTATACATATCAGACATATTATAAGTTTCTATATCTGGTAAAAATTGTTCTACATCTGGATATAAATTTAGTAATTGGTCTTTTGTAAGAATTGTGGACAACAATACATTTGCTGCATCTTTAAAATACCTGTCTCTAGAAGCAGGGTCTACATACACACGGAATGGATTAATATGTGTAAACATTACTTCCCCTCTACCATAATCAGCTTCAGGTTCTATGTATGCATAAAAATATCCCATTCCAGTAGTAGCATAATCGTGTACAGCTTGTTTAAAATGATGTTGTCCGTCTGATATATCATAAATATATTCTAATAATGTTTTCCAAACATTAGCCATTTTTACATCAGAATCTTCTCTAGCAGTAACGCTAAATTTAACTGGTCTTGATGTCATTAATGATTTTAATTTATCTATAGCAGCATAAATTCTATCAATCGTGAAATCTGCTTGTCCGATAGATTGTAATACATCAGACTCTTCTGCAGTAAAATGATTTCCTAATGTAAAGTCAATAGCATCTCTTGCTTCAACATCCCAATCTCTACGAGCATCAGCATATCGTTGAAACAATTCTCTATTATCTCTTGCTTTTTGGTCTTCTTTTATTTGTGCCATTATACTATATATGGTTCTAAAAACTCTTTATAAAATTCTTTATTTCTTGCTAAACGCTTTCTATTTCCATCTCTATCTTTAAATGTTCTTTCATAGTGTTTAAATCCAGGTCTAGTTGGGTCATCTTCAATCGCTCCTTCTATATCCTTATTTACCAAACATTTAGTTGTTGTTGGAAATCCTTTTAAATTACCTATATTAAAACAATAATCAGCAAGAGCATATTTAATTCTATCATCTAAGTCCTCCCAATTTTCTTCTTTTGAAAGAACATATTTTTTAGCCTTATTTAAAGAAATTTCAGCTTCGTGTCTTAAAGTATTTTCTACTTCTGTTTCAGACATTCCATAAGCTTCTAACTTTAATTGCTCTTTATCTGTTCTAATTTTATATCCGTAACCTATAGTTTTTAATCCTCCCTCTGGAGAATCATACGGATAAAATCTATCCCCTACTTTATTTTTGTAGCCCTCTACCCTTTTTAAGTAGTTTGTAAACTGTTCTAATGTGTAATTAGATACCATTCCCCTAAAGAAGTTACTACCAACAATAGCACGAAGTCTCATATTTTTAATCCTGTCATCCAATTTATTTTAGTTCTAGTATATTTAGGTATATCATCAGGTTTTTCATACTCATCTGATTGAATGATTCCACTTCTTGGAGGCTTTGCAAAAAAGTCAGCATAATACAATCCATCAAGTAAATCATCGTGTCTTCCTTTAGGAAATTCAAATAATTCATCTATAAGAGCTGTATGTTCTTTTCTTATAAAAAGTTTCCTACTATTTACAATACTTCCTAATGACATTTCTAATCTATCTTCTTTTTTAATTCCGTGTGGAGGTTTTACTCCTTTGTTAATACCAGAAAGTAATCTTTTTTCTTTTCTTGCCATACGTTCTAACATATCTCTAACCATTTCTTGCGCACCAACAGTTTCAACAGCACATCTTCTTATAGGAGCATATTCTTTTGCAATTTTTAATATTTGTTCAGGCATATCAAATGCTGGAATCTTTTCGTGGTAATAATCAATAACATATCTATTTTTATTACTATCTATTCCCATTACCATAACAACTTGATAGTCTGATTTACTAGTAGCTGTATGAGCTAAGTCTACTCCTAAATATGTATAAATAGGTATCATTTCTTTATCATTTTTTAAATAAGTAAATTGTCCATCACTATAATACTCATAATTATGATATTGTACTCTATCCATCTGGAATGTAGCAGAAGCAACATCTCTAGCATCATTCATATATTCTTGAGCAAATTTGTCTATTTTACCTGCTTCAATAAATTCTTGTTTTTTCTGTTCTAGCTTTTTTAAAGGAAATTGTTCTTTCCAAACAGGTTTTCCATCTTCTATCGCTCTAATAAATGTTACTGACCAAGGATAATCTTTTTTTTCTTTTTGAGCATCATTATAACCATCACATACATTTTGTAAGAAAGCATCATAATGAACAATAGTTCCAGATAACCATATCCATCCTTCATTTCCAGGAGTTTCTTCTAATGCAGGATAAACAGTAGAAACAATCCATTGTTTAATTTCATCTCTTCTTTCTGCTGTTTTAGTATTTAACTCAGATTCAAAGTCATCAAGTATAATTCCTGTATATCTTACATCTACCTCAGCACGACCTCTAAGTCTTTGTGAAGTACCTTTAGCAATAATACGATGTCCTTTATTAGTTACTAAATCTTTTTCTGTCCATCTTTTTCCTTCATCAGCACCACACAGATTACCAAAATAGTATCTTATAGCTTGATTATTCTCTAAATGTGAACGAATATACTTTAAGTGGTCAATAGATTGTCCTTGTTCCTCTGCAACCCAAGCCATAAACATAGCCTGGTCTTGTGGAGTAAAACAAAGCCTATGC